TATTCACACCATCAATTTCAAAATAACAATCTTGAAATTCTATTTCTCCTAACGTTGCGTAATTTCCTGCGGTTTCATTGAAGTAAGTATGATTAATAATTAGTCCAAAACCTCCACTACCTCGAAAATCTAGTCCTTCATATCTTATTTTTTCAATGTGACCATTACCAAATTGTCTTATAAGTCCACCTTTCCCTATTGTAGTTACATTACCGTTTGTAGGCTGTCTTATTGAGAAATCTCGAAATTCAATGTAATTAAGTGTATCATTGTCTATATCAAATCCAAAAACAGGTGTTGAAGGCAACCAAATTATTGAATCAGTATAGATTATTGTGTTTTCCTTTCCTGTACCTGAAAAAGTAATATTGTAAGTTGGTAAAATACTTACCGAATCATTGACGGTGAAAAGCCCATCCATTAATACTATTGAAACACCTCTGCTCACGGCTAAATCAGCCGCTTGTTGAATATATACCTGAGCATCTTTACTTCCATTTGGTACTGAAAAATCAGCTCCGTTCGAATGATAATAACTACCCTCACCTGCTACAATTACAGAATTTAAAAACATTTCAGCTCTTACATTTGCGATTGCTGTGTCTCTTCTGTAATTAGTTGAAAATGTAATTGAATCAGCAGCACCGCCGCCACCACCGCCGCCACCACCGCCAACACCCGTAAACCCAGTCAAGTCTGACACCTCCACAATTTTAGAGGTAATAGGATCTTTACCGTACAAAACAGTCGCCCCGTTGTTTCCTGTTCCGTTTAGGATTTTTACGCCATCAGTATCAACACTTAAAACCTCTTGTGTACTATTTGAAAGCCAAAGCGTAGGAGCTTGTAAAAACATTGAATCAGAAGAACTCCTAAAAACCTTTCCAATTGTACCAATAGTATCAATTGAATGAAAACCCTTTGTTCCTGTACTATCAGTCCCGTAAAATTGATTCGCAATTGGTGATGCTTCGCCACTTTCTAGCTTTTCGGTTGTTACCGCATCCTCATCAATTGTCCAAACAGTAAGCGAAATTGGGGGCGGATACGTCGTAACGGTTATATCACCTTTGTCGCCGTCAGATATATTATCGTCGTCTGCACCTACTAATTCCCAAGTGGTTCCATCATCTTGTGTGAAGTACAATTGGTCAGGTGTAGCAGCAGTATCTCTAGCTAATACATTACCATTAGGATCAGCACCAGAAGGCGCACCTGAACCTTGAGTAATTTCTATAGCCGCATCTAACCCTCCACCAAATCCACCTCCTAACATCATTTTAGAAGTTACTAATAAACTATCAGTAGTAAAGGCAATAGCAATAGGTTGTACATTTTCATCATATTGTGTTTCTGTCAATTCACCTGCTGTTTCAGATACATATAGGGGAACGTGTAATGTCTTTCCATGAGACGGTACAGCTATTTTTCCTTCTGTTACTACATTAGCCCTTGCACCATTATCTTCTCTAATAAGACCATGAGCTGCAATAGCTGAAGATGTATCAATTGCAGCATAGTTCCCAGTACCATCATTTGATACAACAGTACCAACTGCTAATGTTCCAGATGCAGGTACATTAATTACTACTGCATCTCCTGAACCGCCACCGCCGCCGCTACCTAAATTCGCTCCAGTTACAATTATATTTCTATTTAGAATAGATGCTTTGAGTTTTTCTGGGATATTTGGATCGAAAAGCATTAACTCATAACTAGATTGAGGATCATAAATAACACCAACTGAAGTAGGAATAGACCCTACATATCCATCCTCTGCGGTCAATTGCATCTTATAATTATAGGTAGGGGTTAACTGAGAGACAGCTACTGAATCGATATTGTACTTTACAATATCGTTTCCACTTAAAGCTGTATACTTAAACCCTTCCTGAATCCCTGCTCCATCAATTCCGTAGCTAGAAAACGCGAATATATGCAACCATCCTTCTAGCTCAAAAGCTGAAGTAGAATACAGTACCGTATCCCTTTCAGCTTGAGAAAAAGACACATTCGACATTAATGCTAAAAATATAATAAGAAAATACTTTTTCATAACCATTTTTTTTAGAATGAAACTACTACTCCATTTCCAAACGCTGCCTGTGCGCCAGTGTAAGTGTATCCTGTAATACCTCCTGAGTTAGAAGTACAATTTATTTCTTCTCCAGAAGCTACTCTTTGCCCAAAAACAGTTCCTCCAAAATTGCCTGTTGAATTTCTTTTATAAGATGTCGCTGGTCGGACAATAGTATTTGTGTTGTCGTTTGCGCTGTTATCAATAGTTACTCTAACCGTACTTGATAAAAACAGTGGAGACTCAGTAAACACCATGTCTCCATTTGCAATGTCTACAGATATATTTCGAGGCATTTCTACTCCAAGTGGTATTGTTATTGTTATTTCACCACTTGCGATAGCTGCGGTGACTCCTGCTTCTCCATATATGGACACTGTTGATGAACCTACAGATATGTTGTAATTGGTCGCTGTTACTCCCCCGGCAGGAAGCGTTGTCCATTCAACACCAGATGGTTGCCCTGAATTAGCGGTTAAAACTTGGCTGTTAGAACCAACAGTAACTACTTCCCAATCAGTTCCATCAGCGACCATGATATTCCCCTTTGTAGGGGTAGCTGTATTTACATCCGACAAGTCTGTTAATTGAGATGCCCCTCCTCCAGAATCTACCGTAAAAGACGGATTTCCACCTCCATCAAAAGTTACATTGTAATCTCCAGCAGCTTGGGGTGTAAATGAAATTTCAATATCTCTTGTTGATCCAGCTCCAGTGCCTGCTACATCGATAACATCTCCATCTCCATATATAGATAAGATATCACCATCTGAAAAAGGAAGATTGTATATAGCGGATCCGCCGTTACCTATAGTAACAATCATCGAATCTAACGATCCAGAACCACCTCCACTAGAACCCATAATGAAAGAGTCTCCATCAGCATCAATAAAGTAATTGTCGCCTAATGAATCCGTCACCATTTCCATTAAATTCGCCGTGTTGCCTGTTGCAGTAGGTGTATAATCAATTGGAGTAGTATTCACATTTACCGTGAAGTACTTCTTTAGGTTATACAGTCCTGCTTTACGGTTCACTCCATTATACTGAGAGTACACTTCAAAATTGTTATTATTAGGTGACGTCTCCTCTGTAAAGTCGCTAGGTTTCCTTTGTGCGGTGGTCACTGTTTGGTAAAGCGCCACAAGCATGAACAATAGAAGTATTTTTTTCATCGTTTTTTTTTATTTAGAAAAAGCTAAGAGGCACAGAACCTCTTAGCATTAAACATTTTTCACCAACTACTACCGAAAGACACTATTTCTTGAGCTTCTGCGGTGTTTTTGCCGCAACTGTATTTCTAGAAACTTGTTCTTCTATTTCTGTATACACCTCAGCTCCTTGCTTCTTTGTTAAGATAAAGTTCACCATCCCGTCTATATGATCAACACCTCTTTCAATTCGGGTGATAGGCGAACCTGTTCCAACCCAAAAATATTGGTGCTGTCTTTTATCGAATCGAATGATACCTCTCTCAACAGCTTTAGAAATATTGGCTTTTATCGTCTTATCGGTACTCCTGCTCATTTGCAAGAATCCAACTGGATCACTCTCTGCTAACTTTCCTAAGAACTCCTTAGCTCGCATTCCAGTTATATCTGTATTTTGCCCTCGGCTAATTGCAAAATCAATAGCATCTGAATCTTTCATTAAAATTACAGCCTGCATTGCCTTTGCTTTCTCCTCGAAAAGATTGTAGCCAATCGCTGCATTCTTTTCAGGATCTACGTATTCAAATAAAGGCTGTATCGCTGTATCTCGGTTTTCGTTATTCTTGTTGAAATTCGAATTCCATAAGAAATCAAACACTAAACGGTCGCTGTTACTATTTCCAGAAAGAATTAAATTACCACCTCTTGATCCCTCGAAGAAAATAGAGAAGAATCTAGGCGCTCCATTCTGTACTGACCTAATAGCTGCGATCTGGACAAAATCATCTAAATTGGGATCATAAACAGTATCTACGTTTGGGATCCTAACAGAATTATTATATGTCGTTTTCCCGTTCTTCTTAGACGAAGCGTTTAAACTTCTTAAAACAACAGACTCGTCTTTTTTTAACCTTCTAGACCCTTTTAAGTATTCTTCGGATAGATTGTTATACTCTTTTGTTTTTAACATCTTTTTTGAATTTGGTGAAAACAGAAAAAAAGGAGACTCGTTAGAGCCTCCTCTTCTTTATTATTGATACTCTTAAGCAAGAGTTATTTTAACACACTGATTGGCTCCGAATAATTCGAATCCTTGTCTTGTCTCAAAAACACATTCCAATACTGATCTTGAATTCGTTGGAGTTGAAGCTAATCCACCCAAATGAAGCTCACGGTATTTCACGTTGCCATAAGAGTTATTATTAGCTGCTCCAGGTACTTCCATGTATCGTGTACGGAATCTATCAACCATTCCTTCTCCGCCATGAGTTTTTACTTTATCCGCAGGGACTCCATAAATAACTTTCTCAAAGCCAGCAGATCCAGTGAAATTCACAGTTGTTAAATTATCAAGCAAAGGCAATTTTTTCTTACCATAAGTACGACCGTACAACTTGAAACTATCTACACCGAAGTCAAGGTTACGACCATCCAAAGAGAATCGTCCACCAGCTTGAGCCAATGTACCTGAGTTTCCTAAACCATTGAGGTAGTCATCAAATGCGATGCAAGGGATACCACCCATGAATAACCACATATCAGAAGTCACCCGAACTTGATCTAATTTCTTAGACAAATCTTGGAAGAAAGCCTGATTAACAGTTGTACCCGGAAACAAAGAACCGGCATCAGTGATATACTGATCAAGACCTTTTGTAGTCTGAACAGGATTACCCTCTGTATCGGTTAATGTTGGAGCACCATTGGTAAAGTTCTCATCACTAATTCGACCAAACAACATTGAATGTGCAACATCACCACGGAACTTACGAAGAGATTCCATTGCAGCTTTGTATACATAATACCTCTTACCTTGGTATTCTACTTCAATAGTAGATGCTAATTGAACGTCAGTCAATTGATAAGAATCTTTGAAGATTTGAATCTGATTGAACTCTTTGTCCATTCCCCATCTGCTTGGATCAGGAGCCAAAGACCCTTCACCTTGAGCATTAGAAAAGATAGACAACAACTGGTCAGCAGCAGGCTGTAAATCACTTGTTCCATCAACAGCTTTCACTGATATTGTATCACCAGAAGCAGAATCTGATTTAGCGTAAACTAATCCAACTTTCTGATTGGGAAACAAAATCAAGTTACCTAGCTTTGGAGAAGAAGCACCAGCCACTGTATTTGACAATTGGATGTCAATATCACTAAATGCACCCGCTGAATTATCAACTGGAGTTGAGCCAGTCTTAATTGTCTCTACTTCATATAATTCACGATTCTTGAAATGATGATAAGACGGTTGATCAGTTTTTTGCGACTGACCCATCAATTCCATTACATCTAAGAAAGAGTACTCCTCATTTCTGATGTCTAATACTTTATTGAAAATTTCGCGTTCATCTAGCCAGGAAATACCCGACACATACGCCTTATTGATTAAACTCATTATTTTTTACTTTAGGATTTTGAAAATTGATTCTTCTAAGACTTTGATAGAAATGCTTCTGCCAAAGATTTAGGGCCTGTTGGAGCACTTCCACTCCCGACTGGATTTGTAACTGATGTCTTATTTGACATGTCATCGACTATTGCGCCTTTGCCGATTTCTTTGCCAAAGCCGATCAAAGCATTTATAAATGCTTCAGGGTTCTGAGCCATTGCATTTATTTTAATCCACTTGTTCCAGTTTACTTGTCCTTTCTCTGAGAACTTTTCAAAGAATTTACTCTGATCGATGGTCGCTGTTTTGATGTCGTCTGGATTTTCTAAATCGTAATTAAACTCTCCATACTCAGTCTTAAAAGCAACTCTCTTGCTCTCCATAAGACTCTTCATATCGTCTGAGTTTTCTACAACATCAACCCATTCGGCTATTTCAGCCTTCATCTTTTCTTGAATATCCACAGGATCTGGAGCTTTAAATTTCTCTTGTTCCTGCTTCTTCTGTTCTCTGATTTTTGAAACAAACTGATCGAGCTTTACCTTTCCTACCTTTACGTCGTTCTCATCGAACATCTCAGGATCTAAGGCATATTTCTCGGTCACTTCTTTCTGGAATATCAAGTCAATAATATCTTTCGACGCATTCGGATATTGTTCTTCTATAGCCATCCTAGCGATGTCCTCAGAAGGTAATTCATCCCAATCCGTAGATTTGATTTGAAGATATTCGTCTAAACTTCCAGTCTTTTCATAATGCTCAACAACATTTTTTATGTAATCATCTTTGTAAGGAGTTTTACCTAGCTGATCTAACATCGAATCTAAGTCTTCAAACTTTCCTTCTGTCTTTTCTTTGATCACAGAATTAATGTCAAAAACAGGTGTCTCTTCAACCTGACTTACGGGCGTTTCTTCATTTGAAGTTTCCGTATTTTGGTCACTAACTACCTGTTCTTCTTGAGCTTCTACCTCGCTCTCTTGCGAAGCATCATTAGTGTCTACAGTATTATCTGGTGGAATTATTCTAAAATCTTTCATTTATGTGTCTTTTTATGGAGCAAAGATGCATATTGTATCATTCAATAGCAATACTTACACGTTAATTATATGCTATCGCTTTATTACCATCTGATGATTCTGCGATCTGTTTCCTAGCTCCCATCTCTAATGATTTAATTTCTTTTTCAAGTTCTTTTTCAGTAACTAATAAATCCTTTTTAAGCGCATATTCTAATTTTAATGTTTCTTGTTTCATTGCTTCTGCTGATTGAGCAGATTGTATCTGCGCTTGGGTATTCATTTGTTGCATCTGCATAGCCTCCTGCTGCTTCTTTTCTTTCCTTTTCTTCACCCTGTATGATAAAACCTGTTCCGCTATCTTTAAATTGTCGATTGACTCAATGAAGAAAGCATCTTCTAACTCTATCGTATCTTCTCCCAACTTAGCCATCATCATATTCCTTAGAATCTCTTTTTGCTGAGGAGTAGCTTTGTCCTCTAACTTAAATCCATATTCATGTCTTGATATATTAGGAGACAATTCAAACCATTTCTTAGTGCCTTTCCCTAATGCCGTTACATACCCTGCAACCTTACCGCCTCTCTTCATTACATCTTGAAGCTTAAGGATTGTAGATTCTGCCATATCTTCCAATAACTTCTTCCTTGACAAAATCAAAGAGTACAAAGCATTATTAGATCCCGCCTCAGCCATGTTAGCTGTAGTTGTAAGCATTCTAGGGTCTGGACTCGATCCGTCCGTAGCCTCATTCAGTCCGATAATACTTCGAACTAAATTCATGTTGAAATTGATAATATTAGTGTATCGCTCTAGATCGCCTGAAACACCGTTCTCTAATTCAGCGATTGGCTTATAATTAGTCAAGTTTCCTTCCAAGTCCTTTGACCGGTAAATCAAAACCCCTTTCTGCTTGAATAAACTGATAATTTCCATGGGAGTTAATTGGCTCCCGTTTTTACCTAACGGTATATCTTCCAATGCATCTAAATCTATCTGCAACCCTTTAGGTACCGCCTCTGCAATACAGTGCTGTATCCTGTACCATGCAATCTGAATAGCGTCTGCGATTGGAATTAACTGTTCCATGATCGAAGACGTTCTCATTTCCCAGAAGTTGTACGCAAACAAATGAAACGACATTCTTACGTCAGTCAAGTTTGTCTTAACTCTCTGCATGTTAGTACAAAGCCCTTCGTTAAATATGAAGTCAGAATCAATTATCCAGCACCCTTTATATACAACTTTATAGGACACTCTTTTGATTTGCTTCTTACTGCCTTCTTTTTGCTTCTTGTAGAACTGAGTCTTTCCTGTTACCGGATTCCCTTTCCTGTTTTTCCGCTTCTCATAAACAGATTCATTGTCAGAATAAAACTCCATATCCAACACCTGAATTCTAAAGTCATCATATCCTCTTGCAAAAGAATCATCCTTTGGGATTGCCGTTGGGTTACTTAATTTTCCTGTCCATTTCTTCGCTATCTCCTCGTATTGTTTTTCGTCAAATTTATCTCCCGCCCATTGCTTAAGATCGGCAATAGTCAAATTAAGAACTTCTCCCGCATACCTTAAATCAGAAAAATCTCTCTTCTGGCAATGGTTGGTAATTAATGACGGCACACTTACCTTTCTAATCTTAATCGAATTGTTTGAATCAATATAAGACCTAAATCCACTCATTCCATAATCGAAGTTATCTTCGTCTACTTGTTTTATTAACTCATCTACGTAATTGTTATTATAGATTAGTTCGGTCGCTGTTTCCATTTCAATCGCAGCGTTATGTTTCCATGTCCAGTCTTTTTGAATTTTCAACTCTTCCAAATCCTCAGCTTCTCCAGGCTTCCTAGTAAGTCCAGCTTTCTGAATTAACTCAGGATTGACTTTAGCCATCTCTTCCCTCATTCTTAATCTTGCCTCTTGCTTAATGAAGTAATCATTCTTCTCTTGTTCAGCCACTGCATCGATAGGTGTAGCCGTCATGTTATATCCCATCTTTCCTATTCTATTAAGCGCCACTCTTCTAAATCTAGGAATTATCGGCAAGACAGACCAATCTATAGCCATCCAAGCATCACTAGCATCTGAATCTACACCCATTATGGGTTTATACTTATTGATAGACTGCTTCCCTTGAGCGTAATCTTTTATGTTACGCCTCTTATCGCCCCAAGCTTCGTATCCATTTGAATCGAATTCATCATAAGCAGCTTTGATATACTGCAATATCCACGCTGAATCCTTTTTTCGTGGATCAACTAAATGTGATGGAAAACCTGATCTCTTTTTATTTACCTTAATCATACTATGCTATTTTATGCCGCTTAAACACTTGTGATATATCTACAACTTTCTCTCCTTTAGTTTGCTTTAACACTACCGCTTGGTCAGCTATCAATGTATATCCAGCAGCCATCGTTTCGTCATGGCTTGTTGTATTCGTTATGTCAAAATCAACTAAATCATTAAGTAGTCTCACGAAAGGAATTCCTTCCACTGACTCCTCTATATATGCTTCCAGTAACTCTGCTATATGTTGATGAGCTCTTCTTGATCCAGGAATGCCGGGTTCTTTCTTTCCGGGAAGTTTTATCAAGTAGGAATTAAAACCTTTCCTTTCAAAATATTTTCCAATGCCCGGCTTATTGTCTTCAAACAGCATGCTGGCGCCATAATAAACACACATCTTTAGCATGTCATCATAAAACATCGCCGCAGTTGCTGGTCTATTTACGTATTGCGCTATAAAACTTCTGGAATATAATGGATCGAGAGGATCAAACTTTTTAAAAACATAAGCAGCTCCATTCGACCGCTTGTTATCTACTGTAGTGTTATGGTCATAAGGGTCACACCCTATACAAAATCGATGTTTATTCCCCGGATGCTTTCGACCTCTTATTGTGTTTATCTTATTCGCCAATGAATGGTCATCGAATAAATAAGACACTCTGAATCTTCCATTCTTTGACGCAACCCAAACAACTTCTTCGGTTTCTGCGTCGCCATTCTTCCACATAAAATTCCCTCTCTCACAGACGTTATCCTGCCATGATATTAAATCAATCTGCTCGTTAAGTCTCATGGCGTTGAATAAGCAGCTCTCGCCATCCGCCATAAGGGCTTCTTCTATACTAAAGGGGTTTTTCTTAATATACGAAGAAAGTGCTCTAGGATTGTTTCTGAGCGACTCTCTGGTGTTCATGTAAAATTCAGTTCCTCTTTCTATATCAGGGAAGCCATACTTATCAAAATACATTGTTTCCTTCGCGGAAGTAAAATATCTATAAAGCCCTGTCTTTGTCCTATTATTCTTATCTCTATCTCCTTGATCCGAATCCTTCCAGAAATCTCTTGCCTCTCTAAGTGTCTTACCTCCCGCCATATCTTCAACAGTAGAAGTATAAAGCATCTTCCCTTTAAATTCTCCGTCGATTTCACACGCCATTCTTACTGTTCTGTGGCGCTCCAACATATCTACATCTTCTAGCTTAAATACCTCGTCTCCAATGTATGCTTTTAATTTTGGGCCATCGTAAGCTTTCTCTCCGGAAGCTCTAAAATCGATATGAGATTCAAGCTCCAATATATCTAAATCAATCTTGCCTCCAGGTGCAAAAAACCGAAGCACCTTCTTCATGGTGTTTTGCGTATCATGAACCGGTCTGAAGAAATCAGGCATCTTCCTGAATGGACGAGCAATACCTTTTTCGAAAACCTCTGCTGCATCTGATCCCGTCTTAGACTGAATACCACCATGAGCATCAAACATCCTTGATATTCTTTCTAACATCCATGCTCCAGACCTCATCGTTTTCCCAAACTTCCGTTTTGTCACCTCCAACATCCCTAGCGAATCTGGATCCTTGCAACAATAGTCCATAAAATAAAAATACTTTCTATCTGGATCACGAAAGTCTGGGAAAGACGAATCCATAGGAAAGTAGGTTAAATAATAATAATGTAGTCCAGTAATGTACGTTGCAATTCCATTGTTATAGAACCAAAAACCATAAAGCCTTCGCTTCCATTCTCTCTGTCTTATCGCCTCTAATTCAGGATCGAAATAATCAGGGTCTTCCAATTGCCTCTCTTGTTCTATCCCTCTCTTCCTTCTCCAGTCCTTCGGTAGTTCCGGTCTTTTCCAAACCTGTAAATGCTTTAGTTTGGATGTTCTCGATACCATACACCTAGTCATCTTACCTTCTTCTTCGTCGTACACGTATCCGATAGGAGGTACATTGCATATGAGCCCCTGTATATCTTCTTTTGTATATCCGTTAGTGTACGCTTTGATCATATGGTCACTGTTTACCTCTTAGAAATAGCCTCTGGACTATACCTCTTTAATCGTTTGTCATTCTCCGATATCAGGCTGATGTCGTCAGAATAAAGATCCCGGTAATATTGCTTTAATCTTTCATTGATTTCGTGACAAGATTTTAGAAGTTTGTTCTTCACCTCTAAAGCCTGTAACTCTTCTTTGTCTTTTTCAGCATCCACCCTTGTTAATATCCTGTGCTGATACTCATTAAAGGTTTCTTCATGTAATACTATTAATGCCCATTCTCTGTGATTGAGTATCTTTAGTATCTCATTTGCAACATTCAGTATCGTCTCATTAGTCATATTAACAAGACCATCAGTGAACTTAGAATCAGTTTTCGTAAATCCTGCTTTTTCTAATGCTGCTCTCTTTCTCTTGAGCAAATTCGGATACATCCTCACTAATTCGGAACTATAGTCATAACAAAAGCAAATGTATCTAACTATCTTGTCCCTCTTTGATGGATCCAGAATCTTCACGGACTCCAGTTCCGCCAGTTCTGGTATGTCGTCTATTTTTTTCGTTCCTACTGGAAACCTCATCTTCTTCTAGTTTGGTTAAAAATGTTTCTATCTCATCCGCTAAATCATGAAATAGGGATGTTAATTGTCGTCGAGCAAGCTTTGTCATAGTTGTTTGTTTTTGTTTGAATCATCTAATTCTTCTGTCAAATCGGTCATTTCTTTTAATCTTTGAATTTCTTTTCTTAACTGATGATTCAGAACTTCTAATTGCTCTACTTTTTCTATTAGATGAAGGAATTTACTCTTCATCCTATCATACGCATCTATCAATGTTTCGTCAGTAGATAAACCATCTTTAGTGCTGTTATTTTTCTCCTTCTTCAATTGATAAGGAATGGTAACTAAGGCTATTAATGTAGTTACCATTGAAGTTATTGACAACCATGACGGTATATTTAATTCCAGCAACCACCCCACTGTTATTTATTCTTTAGGCTTTCAACTTTAGCAACAGTACTTTCTAGCACATCCTCCATGCTTGCCAAGCCTTTTGTTATTTTTATAATGTTTATTTGATGTCTTAAATGTTCATTCTCGTGCTTCAGTTTTTCCACCTCTTTCTTCTTCATCTCCAATTTATATAAAACATCTTCATAAGCTAAAGCTATGTCTTTCATGAAACGAAAACTAGCAGATAGTTTTATACTAGCATACTTGTATAAAAAAGCAATCATGAATGATATTATCGACCCTATAATTATCTTAAACCAAATACTCATCCACCAAAGATACAATATGTATAGCTACGACACAATACATGCACGAAAAGGGCAACACCTCTAATGGGTATCGCCCTAGTATATATATGCAAAATTCAACTAATTTTAATCAAAATTTTCCAAAAACCTCTTTTCTATCTTCTTTCTCTCTTCATCAGTCGCTGGTAATTCCTTCCACTTAATTTCCTTCGTGATTGGATTGAACTCGAAATGATGACCTGGTTTGACTACTTGCCACATGTTATTCATGGTTCGCTGTTTTTTAAAAATGAATCAAACTATCATGCTCAAACCTTATAGTTAGGTCTAAACAATTAGAGATCATAAATTTTTTATACATTCCCCTTTTTATTTTAGTATTCTAGAGAGTCCTATTCCTATATCATTATTCCAATCTACATCGTAATGACCTACTGGCGATTGCTTAAAGTTATATGTGATGTCGTTAGAATTTATGTACGTTAGGAGATTTGATTCATGTAGTTCTAATACCTTAGATTCTATTTTTTTAAATTTAGATAGTTTAGTTGTTTTTATATTATTGTAACAATTATTAACAGATATGAAATACAACTTTACACCTTCCGCTTTCATTTTAGCAGCAAATAAATTCAATAAGTTATTATAATAATCTTGATCGTAATGCTTTATTTTTTCTTTATTACTGATTATTTGAGTTCTTTTTATTAGTCTGACTAAATTACTTTTTTGTCCAAGCGAACTATAAAATGAAGGTGATTTGATTTCAATCGGTAATGAACTAAATTTGAATTTATTTGACTCGACGCTTGTGACTGGATTTAAAGTATTATCTAATACATCATTATCGCAAAACATCAATACAACAATGCTAGGATTTAAATTTAAAACACTATCTAATTCATAGTACCTTTTAATTTGCTGAGTTAAACCCCAGCCTGACATCCCTAAATTAATGACATTATAATTAGAATTGTCTTGAAGAACAGATGCCCATTCTTTACCGTCTGGTACTCCTATGCCAAACGTGAAAGAATCGCCCAATAAAACTATATCTTTTTTAATTGGTTTGTGGCTAATAAGTCTATGCCCTAGATTATTTGTTGTGTATTGCCTTGCATTGCTCCCTATCTTATGTGTTATAATAGTTTCAGGAGGATATTGAATCCCATACTCTTTTGATTTTAATATAGGGTAATGCTGCTCTTGAGGAAAGAAAGTATATACTATACCTTCTCCAATCATAAGGCTGAATATGAAAGATATTAAGATGGTGAATATTGTTAATATTATTTTTTTTGGCATTAATTACTTCTTTTTATATAGCTTTGATTTGCAATACGGACATTCCTTTTCTTTTTTGAGTTTACCTTGATAGCCTTTACATACTGGATTGACACAGGCATTATGTATCATCTTAGCCTTTTGCGCCTCCATTAAAGCTTTATCTTCTGCGCTTATCGTTAAGGTGGAGCCAAACAATTTGACTTGTTGATTTGCTATCGGGACTTTGAGCACTTCATATTCTTCATCATGAAATACTCTTATTGGAAATGAATATACTTTGGTCGCTTTTTTAAAAAGCTGATTTTCTTTATCCCACTCCCTAACAATTATTCTTTCTTTTTTTTTGGAATACCATCCTAACACTTGCAACTTTCTTGAGTAAAGCCTAAACTCCTTAACCCCTATATCTAAAACTTCATCATGTCTGTAGTCTGAATGAGCCACAATCTTAGATACATCTTCTTTTCGTACAGGATCTATTGTCATAATGAAGTTTTAAAAAAGGAGGTCACCACTGAACAGCAATTTGACAGATCGAACCTCCTTATGCACGAACAAATTAATTGGTTTGAACAAATAATTGGTTACATAAACAACTTTAACCCGGTCTTTGGGAAGCGGAGCATGACGAGCTGCCATACTCCGAATTTAACCCAAAAAACCAATTCTTGCTAAGTTCTCAAAAAACACCCCCACCACTACTTTTAGTGGCGTAGGTGTCCCCATGTATGAAAACTCACTTTAAGCTAAGAGCGAATGGGCGAGGTCGGAGGGAACCTCTTCGTTGCCCATGAACGCCCAAATATCTTCTTGCCGCATACAGAAATATTTCTTCCCGTCAATCTGATTCTCAAAACGAGAGAACTCACGGAAAAATACTCTGTCACCTGGCTTGATTTCTACCACTACTCCATCAAAGTAATGAGGAAGATTTTTCGTACCTCTGGGGGTGCCAATATGCCTCAACACTCCCTCATACTTTGATTGCTCTTTGTGGGGATTGATTAGTGATCCATAATCTTCTCCTTCTATTATCTCCTCCACTAAACACCACCCACCTATCATAATCAGTTCTTCGTCTCTTTTAACGCAGAACACATTCTCATAGCCTACCTTATAATGTTCTACTCCTTTGATTAGAACCAAATTTTCTTCGCATATTGTGTTGAAATGAAAATATGCGCGATCTCCAATTTTAATCTCCGGTACAATTCCTTCCGCATAAGTGTGAGATTTTGATTCTTTTTTAGGTTTTGGGGAAACAACTTTAGGAATTGCTGAAACTTCCCCTTCAATAGATATATGATGCTTTGGGGAATAAGACACATCTATATATATAACATGTCCTCCTTCCACCTGAATCTTATCGTTCCATCTCTCTGTCACCTTTACTAATAAGGTGTTCTTCATACTTATCATATCTATCGGTATTTTTTTTAAAATTCGGGAAGCCCGACTGTTATTATTTATCCGGTTATGGCAATATCGCCGCCGCTTCCCGAATTGTAAAGATACAAAAAGTATCGGAACTACAAAATATGTATCGAATTTATTTTTTTTTGCGCTAATACTAAAGGATTATTGTCATTATTTGTCGGCTATCCGACACTTTATGTGTATTTATGAAAAATAATTAGTCGAAAGTTACCTAAATGTCAAAAAAAGTTTGTAACTTTGTAAATATATTACATCATCTAGTTTACTTTTTAATGGAGATGCCTCGATAGCTCTTTCTCATTCGGCTCTTTCGTCGTTCCTCCTCACCCCGCCTCAATCGAGCCGCATGGCAGACTCTCATCTTTCTTTTTTTTTACCGCCTCCTATAAAAAAGAACTTATTCTTATAACAGGTGCAAAAAAAAAATAAGAAAAAATCAGAACGCCTAACGGCAATGAACGGAGCCAACAGGCGAGAGTGAATGAGAGTGACATCTAGTGAGCATCTAGGAACGCATCTAGTAGGATATTTATGCCTACTTTTGAACTTGCCGACACAATATATACCTTATCTCCAAATTTTTTGTTATCTTTAGCCATGAAAAAATTTCAACTCATATATGAAATACATGGAAAGAAATTTAGGACAACTATCTATGCTAACTCTGAAATAGAGGCGGATGAAAAATTATCTAATTTTATAATTAAGAGTTTTAAGGTGGTCTCCATTGAAATTATAGGAGGCGCTAAAGAAAGAAGTCCAGAAGTTCTTGAAATGGCTAAAAATTTATTTGAATGGAAGTAATCACTTACAATGGAAGATATTGTTTATTATTAAAAAGAGAGCAAGATCAATGTTTATTAGAGTATCTGGTGAAAAAAAATTCATCTAGTTTTTGGGTAGAAAAAGAAGACCCAAAGTTAGTAATACAAAAAATATCAGAATGAGTGGATATGAAGTTTATTTATATAGTGATATTTTTCCACCTTTAACTAAGGGCGAATTAGGTATGATTTTGGGTTTCATTGTGTTTGGAGGGTTATTGATCCTCGTGCACCAATGGAAAAAAATATCAAAATGAGTGGATTTTTTTATGACCCAAACGAAAATAAAGGATTAACGCCACTCTACAAAGAGTGGATATTAGACTACAAACGGTCTATTAATGAAGGATTGGAAGAGGATGACGTTGATCTTTCTGCTGAACTGGATTCGATTCATGACAGGAGGAGAGCTTCAATGATATTTCATGATATCGATGCTGTTAGGTATTATGACGAAATAGCGGCGTTCTTGACAAGAAGTATTTTATTGAATAGCGCTGTTTTGTCTTTGAATTAAACGACACAAATTATGGCTCAACGCCGAAAAAAAACTCCAATTAAAGGGAGGCGCCGGAAGAAATCACTAACTGCATTAAAGAAAGATGCAAGAAAAGTTTTTTCCTGGTTTATACGACTAAGAGACACAGATAAGATGTGCATAGGTACATGCGTCACTTGTCCTACTAAACATTTTTGGACGAAAGCTGATGCAGGACACTTTATGTTGGCGACTAAATTAACTACCTGCTTTGAAGAGAAAAATGTTCACTTGCAATGTATTCGATGTAATCGATTTCAGGAAGGTGAGCAATATAAGCATGGTGTCGCTATAGACGCAAAGTATGGAGAAGGAACTGCTCAGGGCTTAGAGGAGCTTTCACAAACAGTGACCAAGATATCTACAGGAGAGTACAAGGAAATGATATTAGACTACACCGCGAAGGTGAAAGAGCTAATTAAAGAAAAAAAGATTGAAATAAAACTATCATTTCCAAAAGTGTAAAGCATGTATGCAATTGAAATTAAAATAGATGGGAAAATCTACGGTATCTCTATAGAAGCTGATTCGTATAAAGATGCTGTCCGGAAATTACAAACAGCGACCGCGATAGTTCTTGGTAAATCAATCTCCATAGAAGATACACCGGAACTAAATAATCAAAACTTATTAATATCATGGAAAAAAGAAATATACGAAGCTTAATAGGGCGGGCAAAAACCCTCCAAACAATCATAAGAACAAGGATTAGAAATATCAATGTTCAAAGAAAAGATGTTCACGATGCTATGGAGCGAATAGAAATGGCGTGTAAGTGGATGGATAAAATGTCATCCGAAGTTGCTCCTACAGACTATATGTTTATTCTGATAAAAGGCGAGGTGGTACTGACGCATAAATTCGAAGGGTTCGATAATTACAGACCAGAAAGTAGAAGAGAAGCCTATATAGCTGTCAAGGAAGCATTGGACAAACTGATAGAAGATTGGGCTAAATCCATGCCTTCTAGGATGTTTATATCCAATCGAGGGACTCATACTAGAAACCATGTACATACTCTTCTAACAGAGTGTAGTTTTTTCTTGGATAAATTTTTAGATTCAGTGTGATAAATTATGTAGTTACGATATATTTTGTTTATCTTTGAATTAATATTTAATCGTGTTCACAATAATGAATCCGTTAAAGGGGAGAGAGGCTGTGTGTGTACTCTCTCCCTTATTTTTTAAGCTAAAAAAAAATAATGCATAATCCACTAGAAGAACAAATCGGAGGTAGTCATTACAAAGGGTATAACATCCAGCCTGTCGAGTTTATCGAAAGCAATTCGCTAACATTCCTTTCTGGATGTGCGATCAAGCGGTTGCTTCGCCATAAGGACAAGAATGGAGCAGAAGATATCTCGAAGGCAATCCATGAAATGAGGTTATTGATTAAGCTCCAGAATGAAAAGAAGATTCCTGTTTACGATTTCATTACAGAGAACAACCTAAATGTTCTCGAAGGTGATGCAGTTCAATTGATCTTTGACGGAGATTATGAAGAGGCAATAGAGGTGATGTTGAAGGTTCATGATTTTTATTACGGCGAGAGCGAAAGTACCCAGGAAGAATTGGATCAGTCGTGGGATGCATTTGAGAAACACCAGAAAGAAATCGAGGAGAATGGAAAAGATATGGCGCAATACTACATGGGTGTTGATATGTTTAACGATAAGATTGCTTCATATGAGATTCTATCAGAGCTTCTTAACTACTCTCCTGAATATGAGAAAGTAAAAGAACATGCGGCGGAAAACCTTCCATTGCAGTTGGATCCAGAAAGAGTAATCGAAATTATGTACAAAGACAAGCCGCTACAAATCAAAGTAGATGCGATAGTGGACATGTTAAATATCCTTGAATCATGAAAATAAAAAACTGGGCAGACTTATTCGCGGCGCATGAGCTTCTTTCCACTTACAAAAAAGATAAGAGGAAGAAGAGAGTGATCGAGACGGCAATAACTGAATTTTGGAACTTCCGTGATATAGTTCACATATCATAGAGAAAATTCCGAAAGTAATCCGGATGGCTAAGATTGAGGCGGAGATGGTTAGTCACGGATATAAAGGAAGTATTTTATTGTTTAAAAAATAAATAAATCATGACCACACCAAAAGACATTAAAGAAGCGACATTGACCTTCGAAAACCTTTTAGCTGCTTTGAATTCGGAAACAATACATTGTGTAGACGATTCTTGGGAAGAGAATATACCAGACGATATTTGGAATGAGTATTTCGATGGTCAGGATTTCGAGGTTGTAGGTGACATTAATGAATATGTAGAAGATGTAACGATACACAACGATTTAATTGAAAAATTAGAAAAGCCCCTGCATAGATGGTACAGTACCAGTATCACTGTGGTTAAAATCTTCGGTAGGTTCATTGGAATCCGCAATGGAAACAATCCTTATTGTGAATTCTTCGAGATGCAGGAGGTTAAAACCGTTACTTACACCAAAATAAACAGCGACCAATGATCAACTATGACATCAAGGATCTATATAAGAATTACTGGAAAGCGAAAGGAAAGGATGTACTCATCAGAGATTTAGATGTAGAGTTTTTTAAAAAATATTCACCAATGAAAAAACAAATTATAGGACTTGACTTCGATGGCACCTGTGTCACTCATGAATTCCCAAAGATCGGCAAAGACATAGGAGCTGTACCTGTCTTGAAAGACCTGGTTAATGCAGGACACAAGCTTATCCTTTT